GTTCTTTTGGTACTTCAAGTTCAATAACTACTGTATATGTGTTTTTAGTCATTTTGTTTCTCCAATTATTTATAATCCAGCGTCTTTTAATTTTTTTACAAGTTTTGCCTTAATTGTGTAACTTTGCTCTTCTTCAAATATAAATTTATAAAGGCTAGGCCAATAAATTTTATATTTATCTGCTACTCTTCTAATAATTTTTATATTTTCTTTTTTGTTTTCTGTATGTTGACGGCCGTATTTTTCTTGACTTCCTTGTACAAGATATGGCTTCATAATTTTTTGTATTTTATTTTTGTAAATGTGTATTTCATCAATAGTTACTGGTACACAATCATCTATATTAAATTTTTTTTTAGAAAAACAATTAAGTTTCATTTTGTTTCTCTAAGAGATTATCAAGTTTTTTCTTAGTTTGTTTTCCAAAAGAAATACCGTGTTCTACACTGTGCACAGTTCTTAAACTTAGTCCGCTTAAGTTTGCAAATTCTTGTTGATTCAAGCAATTATTTTTTCTATATTGTTTAACAAGAGCACCATACTGATTTGGGTATATAAATTCATCAAAAGATTCTCTAATTAATTCAAACAATCTATTTCTTAGGCGAGTAATAGACTCATCATAATATTCAACTGCATCACTTGTTCCTATGTCCTCGCTACGCGAGCAAGTAGCAAAGTATAATTTTCTTGCAACTTCTTCTACATAATATTTTTTTGTTTTTTCTAAAGCATCTTTTTCTAATTCTTTAAAAGCGTCTACGAATATTCCTTTTAATTTAGCTTCGTTCATTTTGTTCTCCATATTCTATGCATATTGTCTTTATCAAAAAGTTTTCTAGTTGTGCATTTAACACCAATTTTTCTTGCTACAGCTCTTAATGATTCTATAGTTTTAAAGTCTGCTTTAATTGAATCTCCAACATCCATTTTATTTAAAAGATTGGCAAGAGTGTTTTGTTTGTGTCTTTGTGGTGTTATTGGTATATTTTTTTCTATTTTTAACTTATCTGTCATTTTGTTTCTTCTTCTTTGTAGACTTTTCTTCCCATACGTTTTTAAGTTTAGTTATGTCTGTTGTCTTTTTTTTAAATATTTTGTCCCAACCCTTGCTCCATTTATCATGATTGCCAGGCCTAGGCTTGCTACCTTTACTCAAACTCGTATCCCAACATAACCTCAACTATGCTTGGAGTATTATAGATCGTAGGTCTTTCCCCATCCCTGACGGCCTTATAATCTCCAAGCGTTTTTTCTAGTTGATCCCAACCCCTGTCCATATCCTCATCATGCATTTTGAATATTTTTGTTGCGTGGGGTTGTTTAGTTTCTTGTGCAACAAACAAGAAGTCTTCTACTTTAAAGCCTGCTCTTTCATAACCCCTCCTGTAAAAAGCGGCCTGTAAATCGTATTGATAACGCCTGATAGAACGAGTAAATCCAGATACGGAGCAATCACTCGTAGTTTTATAATCAATAACTACAATAGACTCATCTGAATAAGGTTGTACTACTGGGTGTCTGATTACATCAGATCTTAGCTTGAGGAGTACGTCTTGCTCCCACCAGTACAAGGCGTTTTCATACGGCTTAGTAAAAACACCAGGATACTCGCCCTGATCAACGTTAAGGAACTTTTTTGCTTCTTCAATCAGATTATCTTTCATGCGAAACAAAGTGTCCCTTTTGTCTTGTGTGATTACTAACATACCTCTATCTTCGTAATCACGTTTTAATTGTTTGTTTGCATTTGTGTATGGAGATCCAGATATAACTGCGACCTCGTTATTAAATGCGTTCTCGCCCTCTACTATTAGAGAGTGGGCGGCAGAACCAAACTGCATAGCAGGCGTAGGCTCTACCACCTCTTGCATAGCATGTAACTGCGATTGTCTAAACCTCCTTAAGGTAGATGAAGACACGCCAGGCGATTGATGATAATATGCATTATCCATATCAGGAAAATATATAGTATCTCCAATAGCTACATGCTGATGACTTTTTAGTGAATCTGGTAGTGGTGGGTTATCTATCATGACAATACCTCATTTATTTCAACAAACACTTTGCTGCTTGCTTGCTCTTTGGTTAATTTGTTTTTTCGTATTTGGTAAGAAATCTCATCTTGGTTTTGTCCAAAAACAAAAACATCTACATAACCCTTATCTTCATGCCAAAACTTAACAGGAGCTTTTGGGTTTTGTTCTTTTAATGATTGTATTAATTGCTCAACTGTTATCATGATACGTCCTTAATTGTTTCTACTCTTTTAACTAAAACATCAAGTTCGTCAGATATTTCTTTAAGTGCTTTTCTTAACTCAAAGATTGAGTAGTTCAAAGCATCTTGCTTTTGTTGTTGTTGAATGTTGTCTACTTGTGCATCTATAAGTGCATAAGTAATACCGTTTTGATCTAATGACATGTTTACCTCCGTCAAAATATTTATTAAGTATAAACAAAGACTAGACATTTTACAATACAAATAGTAAAATTAATTTATTACAAATAAACAGAGGTAATTATGAGTAAGTCAGGAACACTATATATGATGATGCGATTATCGTATGAACAAGCAATTGATGATTATAACAACAAGAAAACAAATTCTTTGTTAAATGCTTATAAAAAGTATCATCAAATTAATGTAGGTATGACACCTACAGATCCACAAGGAGATTTAATTAACTTTTATGATGAAGATAATAGCCAGGAATGTCCAATATGAGTAAAGATAAAGGCATACCAGGCAAATACAAAATTATGGTCATGAAAGAAATAAAATGGGAAACTGTAGCTAGATATACTGACGGCAAAGATCTTTATGAAAAAGTAAAAGAATTACAGTTGCAAGGAAAAACTGTAAGAATCAAAGGTAATCAAGAGGGTCAACCTTTTGATCATATTATTTGGAAGGGTTTGTAAACATGATTGAGGCACTACAATTCTTTTTTTGGTTTTTTGTAGCTATTATTGGAATACCCGCCTTGTTTATTGTTTTATTTGATAGGCCATATTAATCAAGTTTTGTATGCAACAACTTTCCGTATAGTGAGCATACATAGTAGTAAGCTGAAAACAAATGTAAAGCGAAACTTACTACAGGGCAACAGGAATACCCTCTAATATTCATAGTGTTTTTGTTGCCCACTTATTATTGTCAATTATTGTCATGACATATATGACGGCCTCAAAGCCTTTGTTTATAAGGGTTTCAGGATTATTTCATTTTTGTCATTATTGTCATAGGCAATAAAGAAATCTATCTATATTTTTAAAATAATTCTTGACAAACAATAGATCTATAATCTATCCTCTGAATACATATTAGGGTAATGTGGGGGTAGGTAGTATTAAAATAAGCATAACACCCTAATTTGCTTAATATGGGATTCAAGAAACATAAACTAGAATACGAACCTATCATATCTGATGAACAGGAAGTTCCACCTGAATTTGCCAATCTAGACAACAAACTTACCAGACGACAAAGAAACTTTGTATGGATAGCTGTAAACAATCCAAGGCTATCTTTGGTAGAGTGTGCAAGTAAAGCTGGTTATAAAGATCCACGCCAAGCGGCAGTTAATGTGTTTAAGAATGAACTTGTTAGAAAAGAGTTTAATTTTTTATCAAATGAAGTTAAGAAGAAGTATGAACTTAATTACGATAGGGCAGTCCAGGACTTATATGATATTAGGGATAAGGCTTTAGCGGCAGGATCTTTTAATGCTGCAATATCGGCCCAAAACTCTTTATTGAGGGTTGGTGGCCTGATAGTAGATAGAAAAGAGGTTATGTTCGGTAAAATAGATCAAATGAGTAGAAAAGAGGTAGAACAGCGTTTAGCACAGCTTATGGGTAATATTATTGAGATAGGCGTTGAAACTAAGAAAGAAGATCCAAAGGTTATTGAGGAAGTAGAAGAGGAATCATCTCAATCTGTTGAAACCAGCACTAATAAGAATGTAGATGATAACAACGAAGCCAATCCAGTTTAAAATAGTCCACCCCTCAAACATTACAAGGCACTCCAATCAATTATTTCGGAGAGGAGTGTTATGAAGTAATATTTGTGAAAAGAGTGCCTAGCTTTCATCTTATGTTCTTTAGGGTAATTGTGCAACATATTTAGCTACTCCTTTCCACCTTTGTTTATTAGTTTCATACCAAAAAGCTTGATCATATACGGTTGACTTAGGCTTATAGACTAAGAAACCAAACTTAGAGTGTGGATTTAAATTTGGATCTGTATGTGCTGATACCTCATTCCAGGACACAAGTTTGATACGATATTGAGGTTTAGTCATTCTCAAAAACATTAATAGCTAGTTTCCAATTCTTATTTTCTATATCGTAATCTGAGTAATCTAAATCAAAATCCCAATAGGTATTTTCTTCATGCACATTTTTATTTGTTTCAACAACAATATGTGTATCTGGTCTATAACCTAATTCATCTATTGCATTTTGTAATTGGTTAATCAGTTCTTGTATTGTCATCTTTTATCTCCTCTACATCTTTATCAACAAGTAATTTTGCGTGATAATCTTCTCCAGGTTTATGAACGGTAATTTGTAGCATACCATTATTAAACTGTTCATCTTGTTCTATTCTGATTTCTTTTCCTTTAAAGTCTATCCAAAGCAAATTATCAGATGTATATTCAACAGTTATAGGTTTACTCATCTTTTATCTCCTCTAAAACTTTATTTTTTAATTTATCTATACCAGATAGCAATACTTTATCTTCATAACATGGCGTATCACATTCGGAATATATTTCATCTGGTAGAGTTTTAAGTGCATCATATAATTGGTTTACTTCTTCTTGTGTAAATTCAATTAATATCATCTGACACCTCCTTTAATTTTTTATCTCGTTCTTGTTCTGATCTAAACCAAGACCAAGATACA